GCCAACTACATGGCATACACAAAGCCACGCGTTGATACAAATGTTACAGCAGGACAATATGCAGCAGCACAGATTCGTGCAATTCAAGGCGACAACGATGCACGCGATCTACTTGCAGCATTAGCAATTGGAACAGTTTCAGAAAACACAGGAATGGTTCCACCAAATTACTTACGCGATGTTATTGGCGTAATTGATTCATCAAGACCATTTATTGATAGCATCGAGCGCGCACCGCTTCCTCCATCTGGGCTTAAAATCTTCACGCCTGTGCTTGGAGCGCAAGCCATTGTAGGATTAACTGCTGAGGGTGTTGAATATGCATCTCAAGATACAGCTGTTACTTTTCAAGAAGATAACATCGTTAAGTTCGCGGGCGCAAATGTGATAAATCAAGAAGTCCTTGATAGATCTGACCCATCATTTTTAGATCTTTTAATCCGTGAGTTGGCAGCATCTTACGCACAAAAGACAGATGCTTATGCATCAAAAATCGCAGCAGATGGTGCAGATTCATCAACAGGTTCAACACTTTACAAGTCTATTGCAGATGGAATTGCTGATTCCTACAATGTAATGCGAATGACACCAAGCAAATTGTTAGTTGCACCTTCAGGTGGATATGTAAATATCGATTTTGCTAACATTCTTGGAGCCGTAGATGGTTCACAAAGACCTCTATTTGCAGCAGCTGCTCCACAAAATGCAGCTGGATTAGTTTCACAAGGTTCAACAAATGGAACAGTCGCAGGACTTGATCTAGTTGTAGATCCTAACTACACAGGTAACACAGGCAACGCAAAGGTTGCTTTAGTTTATCCTTCACAAGCAATGCGATTCCACGAAAGTGGCACTTTTGAAATTCGTGCCAATATCGTTGCGAATGGTCGTGTTGAAATTGGATTATATGGTTATGTTGCAGTAGTTAATCGCTACCCAACAGCCTTCCGTAAACTAGACATAGCTTAATTTAACTGAGTGCCTGTGGTTGCTCCCGATCACAGGCATCCATTAATGGGAGTTTAGAGAGGAAGGTGCGCTTTGCCTACTATTATTTCTGCTAGTCAGTTAAGGAGTGTGCTTGGCGTATCTTCCGCTCTTTATGATGACACTTATCTAAACCAAATTATTGACACGGCTGAAATTACGATCCTGCCAATGCTTGTTACATTCAAAAGCCCAATCGAGAAAGTATCGCTGACTGATAATGTCGCTACTTTTACTACACTAGGAATACATGAATTTACCGAAAATCAATCCGTTGTCATCACAGGATGCGGAAGCCCCTACAATGGAACAAGAACAATACTTGCAGAAAATCTTGGGCAATATACCTTCTCAGCTGCAATCACAAATGCCGACATCATCGAAGCAAATGTTATTCCATCTGGAGTCGCAACTTTATCTGGAGCATCAACTTATGTTGGAAACGCAGCTGTTCAATCAGCTGTCTACACAGTATCAGTCGAAGTCTTCCAAGCCAGACTTGCAGGTGGAGGACAAATCGAAGGAGTAGATTTCACTTCAACTCCGTTTCGCATGGGCAGATCACTTTTCAATAAATGTGTTGGGCTCTTAGGCAGTTACATGGACACCGAAAGCATGTGTCAATAAATGCCAGCATCAACTATTCTTTCAGCAGTTAGACAACCACTTGCCACAGCTCTTTCTGGTGTTTTGGGAAATGTCTACGCCTTCGTTCCAGAGTCCGTAATTCCTCCAGCTGTGGTGTGCATTCCAGATTCACCGTATCTTGAAATTGAAACAATTGGCAAATCAAAAGTTCGTTGCAAAGTTAATTTAACTATTTCAGCGGTTGTTGCCTATAACAGCAATCCTGCATCACTCGATAACATCGAGCAATTAATAATGAGCATTCTGGCAGTCATCCCAAATGGGTATATTGTCGGAGAGGTCGAAAGACCAACAGTTACACAAGTTGGAGCATCAACTATGTTGATCTCTGATATAAATGTTTCAACCTACTACACACAAACAACCTAAGGAGCGAAAATGCCTACCACCGTAATTACGGGTCGGGATGTTACCTTCACAATCGGCGGTAACACTTTCGATGCACAAGCAACGACAGCAACACTATCAGGCGAGAGAAATCGCGTTACATACGAAACACTCGATGGCAAATCATTTAAGGTTATCGATGATAACTTTACTTTCGATGTTGAAATGCTTGCAGATTGGGGCGTTGCAGGATCTCTTTGCGAAATCCTATGGAACGCTGCGGAATCAGCACCTAACACAGGAATCAGCACAGTATTAACAGCTGCAACTGGAGCAACATTTACATTCCAAATCCTGCCAAACTTTCCATCAGCAGGCGGAACTGCACCAGATGCACAAACAGTTTCACTATCATTCCAAGTAATTGGAACACCAGCAGAATCATTTAGTTAAGAAATAAAACGGGAGCAAACAAATGAAATTATCTATAACAATTGAATATATGGGCTCTGGGGAGCAAGCAACTTATATTGCCCAACCCCCAGAGTGGCGAAAGTGGGAAAAGGAAACTGGAAACACTATTGCCCATGCTCAAGAAAAAATGGGCATTTCTGATCTTATGTTTCTTGCTTATCATGCACATAAGCGAGAAGCATCAGGAAAACCAGTTAAAGCCTTTGATGTATGGTGTGAAACAGTTGCCGATGTAATTGTCGGTGATGTGTCCCCAAAAGTCATCCAGCAGGAAGTCTAAACAGAATATTGGTTGAGTTGGCAATAGCCACACAAATACCAATGAGTGAATGGACTGATGCAGACGACATATTAACCGCGATTGAGATATTGGAGAAAAGGAATGGCAGATGATGGGCTTAGCGCATACTCCAAAAAAGAACTGCGCCAACTTGCCAAAGCTTTTTCTCTTATGGGCGATGATGCAACTGCTCAGGCTAAGAATATCTCTTATGATTTGGCTAACTACGCGAAAAGTGAAATCGCTGAAGCAGGTGCTAAACGAGAAAAATCAGCCAAAGGAACTAAAAGAGTTGTCGATGGTGCAAGTGTTTCCAAGACATCAAAAACTGGTCGTTTATCTTACGGATTTGCAGGTCAGCGTTTTAGTGGTGGAGCAACAACTCAAATGCTCTGGCGAGGACTTGAATTTGGATCAGGCAAGTATAAACAATTTCCTGCATGGTCAGGGCGTTACGGTGGCGGATCAAGAGGTTGGTTTATCTATCCGACGCTTCGCGACATTCAGCCTGAATTAACTCAACGCTGGACTAATGAAATGAATGATGTTGTCAAGGTTTGGGGTAACTAATGGCTAAAGATTTCCGCACCCTCAAGCTCGAAATTCTAGCTGAAACAAAACAATTTGTTCAGGGAATGAATGAGAGCGAAAAGAAAACAGTATCTTTTGGCGATAAGTTAGGCGACTTTGGCAAGAAAGCAGGATTAGCTTTAGCTGCTGCTACTGCTGCTGTTGCAGCCTTTTCTGTAAAAGTAGCCATTGATGGAGTTAAGGCAGCCTCAGATTTATCAGAAACAGTTTCAAAAGTTGGCGTTCTTTTTGGTGATAGTGCTTCAAAGGTTGAGGAGTTCGCAGCAACAGCTGCAACATCATTGGGTCAAACTAAACAACAGGCACTAGATGCTGCATCAACATTTGCCATCTTTGGAAAGTCCGCTGGATTAGCTGGTGATGATCTTGTTAAGTTTTCAACTGACTTTGTAGGTCTAGCATCAGATCTAGCCTCATTTAATAACACATCTCCAGAAGATGCTATTCAAGCCATTGGAGCAGCCCTAAGAGGCGAAACAGAACCTTTACGCCGTTATGGAGTATTACTAGACGATGCAAGCCTAAGACAGGCAGCTCTTGGTTTAGGTATCATCAAAACAACAAAGGAAGCATTAACTCCACAGCAAAAAGTATTAGCTGCTCAAGAATTAATTTATAGACAAACATCAGCAGCTCAAGGCGACTTTGAAAGAACCTCAGATGGTTTGGCTAACTCTCAAAGAATTCTTACTGCACAGATTCAAAACATTCAAACTGAAATTGGAACAGCATTACTGCCTATTGTGTTAAAGATGACCACTATATTTTCTCAGGAGTTTTTGCCAGTAATTCAATCTATTGCCAACGCTTTTACTGGTAAAGCTGGTGGATTATCAGAAGGTATATTTGATGTAGTTGATGTTATTAAGTCATATTTGATACCAATTATCGATGGAGCAAAAAACGCTTTTGGTGATATTAAGGGAGCAATAACAGAAAACATTGATGAGTTTAAAAATTTCTTTAAAGTGGTTCAATCCTTAGCACCAATTATTGGCAGCACAATTGGAGCAGCATTAAATGTAATTGGCAACATAGCAGCAATTGTTATCAATGTTATAGCAAATGTTTTAAGTGTTATTGGTAATCTTATTAACAAAGCAATAGATGCAATTAACTTTTTAATTCGTGGAGCAAATAAAATTCCAGGAGTAAACATTCCACAAATTGGAACTGGTGGTGGTGGTAGTGGGCTTACAGGTGGCTATCAAGCTGGAGCTGCTACAAGTTCAAACAATGGTTTTATGACACAAAGCGAAAAAGATGCTGGGTTTGTAAAAAATTATACAGCTGCAATAGCTGCTGGTGCTGGTGCTGGTGGAACTAGTATTTTAGGTGCAACTGGAGCATTAGATTTAGTAAAGCGCTTAACAAGCGTTAATGATGCTTTTACTGATCTAACATTTCAAGTTAAAACAAATGGCATAACACAAAAAGCAGCAGAACAACAATTCAAAAAATTAACTCAAGAATTTGAAGTTCTTGAAAGACAAGCAGGAAGTTTAATGCCAACACCAGTTTTAGGTGGAACTCCATTTGGTCAATCTGGAAATGTTACAAACATTTATGTATCAGGCGCGGTGGTAGATCCAGAGGGATTAAATAGAGTTTTGTCAGATATTCAAACTCAGTCAGATTCTAGAGGAACTTTAAGTCTTGCAGAAATTAGGGCTAGGGCTGGTTAATGACAGTATTCACTCCTAATTGGAAACTTACAGTTGATGGAACTGATTACACAAATGTAACTATCGCCAATATAAGCCATAATTCTGGTCGTAAAGATATTTATTCTCAACCAGTTGCATCTTATATGCAGATCACAATTGTGGCATTAAATGATCAAACTTATAGTTTTGATGTGAATGATGGAATTGCTTTGCAAGTTAAAGATTCAACAAACACTTATGTAAGTTTGTTTGGTGGAAACATTACAGATCTGACTGTTGAGGTTGGTAACTCAGGAGCAGTTGGAACTGAGATTAGATATACCTTGATTGCAGTAGGAGCGTTGGCTAAACTCCAGAAAACAATTACTGATGGCGTTTTATCTCAAGATGAGGATGGCAATCAAATCCTTGATTTGTTAGATAACTTGCTTTTGAATTCTTGGAATGAATTACCTGCTGGTGAAACATGGGCTGGATATGATCCAACTGAAACATGGACTAATGCCGCTGATATTGGACTTGGCGAGATTGATACTCCTGGACTCTACACAATGGAAAATAGAGGAGCTGACGCTGACACTATTTACAACATAGCAGCATTAATTGCTAATTCTGCTTTTGGTGTTATCCACGAAGACAATCAAGGAAATATAAATTATGATGATGCAGATCACAGGCAGAATTATTTATTGACCAATGGATACATCAACCTTGATGCCAATCATGCTTTATGGAATGGATTAAAAACAACAACTCGATCTGGTGATATTCGTAACGATATTTATATCAATTATGGTAATAACTTTGGATCTCAGAAAACAGCAAGTGATGCAACCTCAATTGCAACTTATGGGTATAAGTCAGAAACTATCAATAGCGTGCTCCACTCAGCTGTGGATGCTCAAGCTGTGGCAGATCGCTATATTGCCCAAAGAGCTTACCCTGCTCCTAAATTTGACACGATCACATTCCCATTGACAAGCACAGAAATCGATGATGCAGATCGTGATGCCCTATTAAAAGTATTTATGGGAATGCCAGTTAATTTAACTAACCTTCCAATGCAGATTTCAGAGGGAGAATTTGAAGGATATGTTGAAGGCTGGTCTTGGTCAGTCAGTTACAATCAGCTTTACATCACTCTAAATCTTTCACCAGTTTCATTTAGCCAAGTGGCGATGAGATGGAATACAACACCAATTACAGAGGCATGGAACACTTTAAGCCCAACATTGACATGGGAATACGCTACAATCGTAGCCTGAGATAAAGGACAATATGGCAACCACTACCAATTATGGCTGGACAACACCAGACGATACCGCGCTGGTTAAAGATGGCGCAGCTGCTATTCGCACGCTTGGTTCATCTGTTGATACAACAACAAAAAACTTAAATCCTGAAACAACTCTTGGCGATATTGCTTATCGATCATCAACTGCAAATGTTAAAACTAGATTAGGACTTGGAACTGCTGGTCAAGTGCTAACTGTAAATTCTGGCGCAACTGCTCCTGAATGGGCTGCTGTTTCTGGTGGCGGAATGACTTTGATTTCAACTACAACACTTTCAGGTAGCACAACAACTGTAAGTAGTATTCCAAGCACTTACAATTCTTTAATGTTTGTAATAAGTGGTCTAACGGCATCAGCAGCTAATGAACCAAGATTTAAAATAAATGGTTCAACGGCAAACCACGAATTTGTCGGTGTAGCATATAATGGAAGTGCATTAGAAACTACCAATGGTAATGGTTTTCAATTATCTTTTGGAAACAATATAGATGGTTCTGGTGGCAGCAATGCGTGGACTGTAAAAATTGATAATTACACTTCTGCTTCCACATTTAAACCTTTTCAATGTTATGGCGCTTTTTATAGTGTTACAACTTCAAATGAAGAAAAAATATTTGAAGCAGGTGGTTATTCTTTAACTACCGCTGTCACTTCTATTAGTATTGTGGCATCTAGTGGAACATTTACAGGTGGAACAATTTTAACTTATGGAGTAAAATAATGACTAAACCAATCGTAAGAATACACAATGTTGAAACCGATGAAGTTATTGACCGCGAAATGACTGCTGCTGAATTTAAACAATACGAAAAAGAACAAGCAGCACAGGCAATTGCAACAGCCGAAGCCCAAGCAAAAGAAACTGCTAAGGCAGCAATCCTTGATCGCATTGGTTTAAC